TAAGACCGTCACGGATTATTAATGGTGGTTTTCTGTTCCTATACCCGTCTATAGCTTGATGGGCAGCTGCTATTGCAAAATTAAGAACATCAGCAACTTCTTCTATTACGTGAGTATAGTCAGGCGGCAACTTCTTTGTAGCTAACTCTAATTCGTCTAATTCGTCCTTTGCCATGTTAATAAGCACGTCTGGTTCGATATTTTCTATGTCCCCCTTGTGCTTATTCATTATCATTTTACACTTAGCCATATGCACTACTGCATTATATGTGTCATCATATTTATCCATGATAAATCTCCATTACATCATCTACGGTTGGTCCCCATCCCTCATACTTAATTAAATGGCCTGCGGTAGCTCTTACTTCTTCTAATTCTCCGTCTTGAGCATAGTTACAAAAATTTAAGAATATTTCATCAGGTTCACATTCCCATACAGCGTCACGTATTTGAGTGTTAGACCATGTTGCAATCCGCCGTATTCTGTTTGTTACGGTAGTTCTTTCCGGTTCAACGTTAAACTGCCCCCAATCCAATTCTAATTGATCTTTATACCACCCACCACTGTAGCCACCGGGCGGACTTCCCACCCTTATCGGGTGGACTCTGGCGGTACCGATTACTTTGCGTAAGTATTTCATTGGCACCCCCATATCCGACATAAACCTAGCGGGTGTACATTCTCTGCTAGTACAATATGGGTAAAATTCCTGATTTATCCCCAGGCTGAACCCCTGTGCTCCCTCCAATAAAATTCTCTCTGATAGACGTATTATGTTTCTATATTTATTCCTTGACACAACTACTATTCTATCATGAAAATGCTGATCAATTCTGGCGGCTGCAGTCGGGTCATCCTTTGGGTTTCTATTTATCTTATGTATCATGGCTGCTGCTGATCCTTGAGAAGTTGAGCCTATAGTAACAAACTTCTTTTCGTAATCTTTATGATTATCAGTAAGCACAACTGCTGCCGGATGAATCCCCACCATAAACTCATTATAACCCCCCTCAGCTAATATATTTAACTCTTCTATTAACCTATTGGGATCGAACACAGACCCTGGGCCTATTAAAGCCCAATCACACTCAGGACTAACAACTCCATTGGGCAACACTTTATTTACCATCTTATGGCCGTTATGGTCTATAAACGTATGGCCAGCATTTGGCATATTAGCATTTATTACTGTATCATATTCATTTCTCATTGCTAAGTAACCGGCGATCAACCCCTTTCCGGTTGACCCGAACTGTAAATCAACAATCATATCTGCTTTATTAGTCACCGTGTATCTCCGATTCCGTTGGAACTGAACATTTAGGGGCACCCCATTCGTTTTCCTCAAATGCATCCTTTAATATGATAAACTCTCCTGGGCGCTGCATTAATTTCCTAAATTTGCTTGCTTCTTCATAGGACGAGTAATGGCCAAAAAGAAGAAGACTCCCTGTTACTGGTTTAATGACATAATACATCTTCAATCTCCTATGTCGATTCCAAATATATCTTGGATTGATTCTATGCACCAATCTAGCGGCGGTATTTTTGACGCCCTTTTACGATCACCGTGTACCCGTGGACGTGACCGGCTAATACCAAACCTCATTAAGTCCTTGCCAAAGACCACTAAATGATGTGGTATTGTCTTTTTCTTTTCACAAAAAGCAGTATATTCATTGTATAATTCCGCCGTTATTACTTCATTCGGCCAGGATATGCTATCGTCTTTCAGGTCAGCAGTTTCCATGGAACCTGTCAAAACAGTATGCATCCACCAGTCGGCTATGCTATCCTGTCTTATAGACATCATTTCCTGATCTTCTAATCCCTTGGTGTGCGGAGCCTTCCTCAAATTATTCGTTATATTCCTTTCCAATAAATAATGCAGAAACGCCTCTTTGCCTCCATTGTTTAATGAGTGTATTATGTTGTCAAAATACTGAACGTCCCCGATTCTGGAGTCATTCACATCCAACACACACCACCTTCTTGATTTAGTCCCGGCAGGAATTACCCATTTGCTATTAGACGCAATCATCATATGTGATACGTTTCTATAACCTACAGCATCTACTCCCTTCCGTTCTCCTACTAGCCATTCCTCGGTGACCATGCCCTTTAGCTTCCCGGATGTTTTTTGGTTTCCGCCCCATGTGATTTCATCGGCAAAGACGAATACCGCATCAATCATGTGTGCGTTGAAATTGCTAAGTAAGTGAGAATCATCAATAAGGTGACGATAGTGGCTTCCGAATAACTCACCCATCGTATTAGCAAGGGTACCTTTACCAGCCCCTTCTTGACCCCGCATAACGATGCAAGTTCCCTTTGGATTTGCTGGATCCTGTACAGAATCAGCACACCAATCAATAACCCAATTATAAATATCAGTGTCTCCATTACAAATCACCTTTAATATGTGGTCCAATAAAAATTTACAGTCTCCCTCCCTAGGCGTTACGGAAAATCCATTCCATGTATTGTAACATCCTTCATAATTGCCTTTCTTGTCAGGCATCAACCGCATACCATTGGGGTATGTCCTTCTTATATCACTAGCTAACCATAAATCTGCTACTGATACCTTTTTTACTTTCCCGCCACCATCTACCCATTCAGTTACGTCGTTAAGCATTAAAGTTCTGAATGACTCTTTATCCAGTAAATCGTAGTGGCCAAGAATAGGATCTCTAACATTATCCTTTTCTCTTAATACTTTAATCTTTCCGCCAACTACAACTATAGCAAACTGGGCATTGAGTTTTTCCACTATCTCTATGTTCTTTGATATGGAAATGTCATCTTCTGCAGGTTCCCATCCAGATTGCTTGGCGTAATAAAACAATGACCCGCACCTGACTGGTCCAGTTGGGTCGAACCCATGCCATCTTATGCTGCATTCATTGTTCTTATACCTTTTACCGGTTGATGACCACTTATCCCACATCTGTAAGCCGACGTCGGTAGGGAGCTGTGTGTTTATGGCCTGCCCGATCTTTAACCATGTTTCATAGTCTACATCATCCGGGTTTATAGCTGATATCATCCTTTCTATTTGATCGGCAGGGACCTGTTTTTCCATATCCTCTTGGGATACATTTTCATTCCCCTTGCTACTGTATTTTCTTGGCTTCCACATTACTCCCAATTTTGTGAGCGCCCATTTGGGAATAAACAGTACTTCTCCCCCACGATTCCATTTATATTCCACGCCGCCAATAATGGAAGGCCAGACAACTATGTGACTTTTACATGATTTCTCGGTTCCTCCTCTTGTGTCTATTCCTGGCGCTATTTTTCCCGTGCTACTGGCAGCATTTTCCTGCCATATAAATATGTGATGTTCTCCTTTATTTGGTGTTACTTGGTATGGCCCGATTAACTCTTTGTCTTCGGTTTCCTTCTCCAATATTTTGTTGAGCTCCATAAACCCGTCTTGGCTTCCATGACGGTCTATATCTATGGCAAATATTCCACCCTCTCTTCCTGCAGCTAACCCAACATTCCACCCGATAAACCTACCCTCGGTCGGGTGAAACCACCCGTCTATCACTTTTTGATTTTTAGACGCAGACCCATAATTTATGTTGGTGTCCTTTGTTGGTAGAAACTTACTGTTTTCCCTTATCGGAATTACATACATTCCTTGGGAAGCATAGTATTTGGCGGCCAAATATACTTGCCATTCGTGGTTTCCCGAATCCTTAATCCTTTCTATTTCATTTAAATCTATTTGCATATCGCTCTCCACCAGTTCTGCCCAGAACCGGATAACTCCAAAATTAACGGCACTCTAATCCTATCTTTCTCAATTTCAGATTTTACCCTACCAAAGGCAGATTTCCATTTTTCCTCTGGTAACGATAACCCATAACTGTCATGAGTATTGAGTATTAAGTGCCCCTCGTCTCCTAGTTGCTCCTCAATTATCTTCCAATTCTCCTTGTTTAGATCAGCAGCCGTGGCTTGAATCAATAAACCTGATGCCTTGTATGATTTATAGCCCCCTGGGAATCGTAATCTTCTCCCAGTAAAAGTATGGACATAACCTCTCTTTAGTGCCACATCCTTACACCCCTCGGCTAACTTCTTAATTCCCGGCAATCTTTTATGGTACCTGTTTATGATTTTTGTAGCTTCTGGCCCGGCTTTCTTATATGTTATATAATTTTCAGGCTTGTCTGGTTTATTCTTTGGCAAAAATGTTTTCCATTCCCAAGGCATGCCCATCTTATCTGCTATAGCCCCGTTGCCGGAATTAAAAATCATAGATAAATTAAGCTGTTTAGCATTAGGCTGGCCAGAGTATGTAGCATTTCGTACAAGATTAGTAAGATCAGAAACAAGCTGATGGAAATCAAGAGTCGGGTCATTGTGATACGCATTTATGATCTCCTTGTTCTTAACTAAATGAGCAAATACCCTAACCTCAAATGACGCCATATCAGCATCCACCCAAATATGACCTTTATCTGGCAAAAAGCAAGGTTTTACTATTTTAGCCACCCGCTTATTTCTGCTTGGGATTTGTTGCATCGCAGGATTTGTGTATGATAGCCTACCGGTCCCGGTCCCACCATCTTCCCCCTTTGACTGGTTAATATTAGGGAAAACTCTTCCATTATGAGAGTGTTCAAGGACATGCTTAGCAAGGAAAGTATCTCTTGTTTTGAGGAGGGATCTAATTTCAAGAATAAGTTGTGCTCCGGGATGATCCATTCCCCTGAGTATGTCAGCACCAAGCGAGGGACCCCCTTTTGGTGTGGTTCCAATGGAGTGACCACTTCCTGTTGACCAAGATCCGTCGATGTTTTGGACTGGATTGAAGAGCTTTTTGATTTGCGGTGAAGAGTTGACATTAACCTCTGTATTAAAGATTGCATTAAGTTTCTCCTGATTCTCGTTAATTACCGGGGTTAATTGATCCATTGCTTGTTCGGCGTAATTTAAATCTACCTGGATGCCGCGTATTTCAGCCCGTATAAACGTAGGCATTAATTCTCGTTCAAACTCTATTACATCTTCTATTTTTTGATTTCTGATTTCCTCTTCTTGCCACTCCCACAATTGGAGCGTTCTTCTTGTGTCTGTTTTGGCATATTTTCCTGCAACTTCAATAGGCGCGTCTTTAATACGCCCAATCTGTACGTTCCTAGTTGGCAAACCACCAAAGATACCGGCGAGTTCTTCATACAGTGTTGAGTCTTTTCCGATTCCAAGATATTTCTTACATAGGAAATTAAGCTCATATGAGGGTAAATGCTCATTTATATTACATGCCCTTATTACTGTGTCATCCAGTCGTGAAATTGGTAGGCGGATTCCCGCACTACTGGACATGCGGTAATCAAAACTGGCATTATGGCAGATAATAGTGCCACCATAACTATCACATTGGTCAGATAACCATTCCTTAGCTTTGGGTGTTTCTCGTATATCATAGTAGTAATCTTTGCCGTCAGGCGTTGAAATTGAAAAGGAAAACATCTGATCCACCGGCCAATTAAGGCCGGTGGTTTCAGTGTCATATGCAAAATACTCAAACTTCCGGAGTGCAGGAAACATTATTCACTACCATTCGATCTGAAACCAAAGTAGCATACCCGATAATATCATCCCAATTATCTTTATGATCGGGATGACCGTTACATATGCGGGCAATTTTAA